TCAGAAATTAACAAAGGAAGTATATTGATTGGCAGTATCTTTACGTTGTTCATCAGTAATTGAAGTGTAAACATCTAACGTAATTTCAACTTTAGAATGCCCTAATTGGGCTTGAAGTTGCTTAACTGACATACCGCCTTGTGCAGCTAAAGTCGCGTAAGTATGCCTTAAACCATGAACTGTTATATGGTGTAAGTTGCTACCTTCTGAAACTCTATTCATCATCTTACTAATTGTGGTAGGAATAATGTAGTGATTATTTTTGTCAGGAAAAATAAGTTGATTAGGAGACAAAGCATTGAACCCTTTTTGTAGTAGTTCTTTCTTTTGTCTCAATCTCCATTCACTCAAAATAGCTAATGTCTTTTTATCAATAAAAACAGTTCTATTGCTACTTTTTGTTTTTGGGGTTGTAACTTTAACTTTAGATACCAGTATTATAGTTTTGTTGATTGTAATTTGTGCCTTTTTAAAATCAACATCATTCCATGTTAAAGCTAAAGCCTCACCTTTGCGAATGCCAGAAAATGCCAATAATCTAAAAAGTACGTAGATTTTGTATTTTTCATGTTTCTCAGCGTATTCAAGGAACGTTTTTAGTTCATCTCTGGTATAATAATTTCTAGAATGTTCTAAGTTACTAAATTGTCTGCTAGCTTTAGGAATAATAACTGATGACGTGGGATCATCTGTTACTATTTTTAACTGTTTAGCATATTTGAAAATTCTAGTTATTAAATTGAATATAGCTTTATAGTTCTTTAATGGAATGGAGTACCAATAATTAATCAAGTCTTGACATTCAATTGTTGTGATTTGGTTAATTTTTTTATTGCCCAAAATAGGAAGTATCTTAGATTTATACTGTAGTTCAACAGTATAAAAAGAGGACTCTTTAACAGTTAATTTATAGTTAGCTATCCAACGTTCGTATACTTCACCAAAAGTTATATTCTCGTTGTCTAGAAAGTTAGTATTATTTATTTTTTTCTCAATTTCATCAGCTGCTAATTTGGCCTCTTTCTTTGTGTAAAAACCACCCTTAGTTTTATATTTACGTTTGCCAGTTACTGTATCAGTACCAACTAAAATCTGATAACGCCACAACATACCTTTCTTTGTTTTATATTTTCTAAATGTTGCCATAATATTTACCTCCAAAATTAAATTGAAAGTAAAAAGAAGATGTTAGCAACACACAGCTTTTAGTGACTTCAGTGTATTGGTCAATATGAATGTATGTTCTTTTTGGTCTCTAGTTAAACCCGTCGTTTTTTGACGGGGATAAATATATTCATATATACGAAAAGGGACAACTATTTCTAGTTGTCCCTTCACTTGATAACCAATATTGATGTTAATCTCTATTAGCTAACGGTCTTACCGTTATTTCCTTAATTAAAAGGTTACTACTATTCATTTAAGTAGTCAACTAGTTTTTGTAGTATTGATAAAAATGTGGTTAATTTTGGATTATCTGAGTACCATTCGCTATTTAAATTAAATCTATTAATTAAAGCATTTCCTTCTTCAAATTTATGTTCTCCCATTTTTTTACTTTGAATTTTTTTATGTAAATAAAAAGTCGATATTAAGTCATTAATTTTTAAGTCATGTACTTGATTATTAGGTATATTCATTGTCGTTGCAATAGACATAACTGCTGCACTTGGACGACTTAAAAATTCTTTATCTGAAAAAAGATTTACTAATAAGGGAGTATTATGAGCACAAGCATTTCGTATATTTTTACAATACTTTAAATGATGAGAAATTTGATTATAACTTTTTGCCTTTTTCCTTTTATTGTAGAATTCAACAAACATTGAAAGATTACCAAAAGTTGTTGTTTCTAAGAATACCCAGATTGGTGTGTTTTCTTTATATTTCTCATACATATCATTAAGATATTTATTCTTTTTTAGATACAGCAATGTTTGATTAAATTGTGAAGGATATTTTTCTTTGAAGTCGTTAACAATACTATATCCATCTTCATCTATATCATTAGAAATATAATTAATTAATTTTAATTTTATACCATGTTCTATGTCTAAACATAGAGATAGTAAATAATTTCTAAGGTGCATATCAATTACTGCCAAATCTGATAAATATGCAAAATCCAAATTGTTATACTTGCCATTACCATCTTTAGAAAAATTAACTCTATAGGAAGCAACTTTAAAATAATAATTTTTGTTACTTAAAAGGTACAAAGCATCTGACTTAGACATTTTATCAAAAGTAATATTTTTACTTTCCATATGATTAATTAATTCAGAATTAGTTAACATAATTTTCTTTTCCATCAAATCACGTCCTTTCTCTAAATCACAACAGCTTAATAACTCAATTCACTTATGATAATTCGTAATATGATATAATTAAACAAATTGGAGGTGTAGTTATCATGTTCTTTAAATCTATTAAAAACTTGAATAAAATAATAAAACATACAAAAAATGAATTAGAAGAGAATAATAAGGCATTCAAAAATTTTGACGCAGAGTTTAAGGAAAAAGAACGTGAATTTTATAAGTTAAAACGAAAAAATCAAATTAAACATAATAAAATTAACGAAAAAATAGATAATTACTCAAAATAAATAGCAATAGGGAAAATTATTTTTGAATTAATATCTAATATTTCTAATTCTTTTAACATAAAGTTAATTAATTTTGAACTAGCTTTATAAGTCATAAATTCAGTTTCATTATCTCCAGGATCAAGTGAAAAATCATCATAAGTTAATATTTTTTCTGTTGTTCCTAATACAGTCATTTTAGATTCTCTAGCTTGAATCATTTTTAATTGTGCTTCCGTTATTCTAAAATTCTCATTTTTTGAAATAATTACCGACTTTTTGCTAGGAAAAACAATAATATTTGTATTTGCTAATGAGTTTTCTATAAATTCAAAAAATGGCGCGACTTCTACAAAACCATTATCTTCTATATCCAATAGTTCTTTGTTCTCAATCATGAAATTAATAGTTTTGAGTAAATCTCTTGGGTTAAAAAATACAAACTCTCCCTTCACTTTAGTTATATCTCCATTTTTAGCTTTATCAGATAGAACAAGGTTATCTTTCTCTAAAAGTTTTTCTTGAACAATATTTATTGCATGGTCATTATATATAGTTTTAATGATTTCTTGGCTCATTTCTTGTTGTATTTGAGTAATTGCGTTAGATTTATTAGTATTATGTGCAACGCTGCTACCCGAAAAACCTAAAGATCCTCCAGTATTATTTGAATTACTATGTTGTTCTTGATTACCACTCAATATTTGGTTTGTTAATTCTATAGCAGTAGATAATCCACCATCTAATTGTGATAAAATTGAATTTAGTGCTGGCTCATCAACATAAATAACTTCTTTTATTTTATTTCTATTTACATTTCTTTTATTTTTTCTATTTTTGTTACTTTTATTCATACAATCATTTCCTTTCATCTCAATCTAAAACACTGTTAAAAGTATTAATCATCTCTTTAAATCACGACCAATCCAACAATCTTAATAACTCAATCTACTCATAATAATCTGTAATATGCTACAATAAATAAAAAAACAGGTGATAGTTATGAAACGCAATCTTGATGATATTTATAGAGTACTTAAGGAAATTAGTATTTCATTATATGTAATTTTTGGAGGGATTGTAGCTATACTTTGCTACTTAGCACGTTAGAATAAATAATGAGATATTAAACCTCCAATGATTGCTGATATAAGATACTTTAGAACGGTTATAATAGCTGAAGTTAGGTTATTATTAACACGTTCTTTTCTTTTATCATTGATTAGATCATATTCACGTAATCCTTTATCAGTTAAATAATAGCCAGTTATTATATAGCTTTCGTTAAAGTCAAGATCCAAACCAATATAGTGATTATCAACAAGCTCACGTAAGACATAATTATCGTTGTAGTATTTATTACCAGTTGGCAATTTTTGACCTGAGCCTATCTTTTTTATTATTTCCTTTTCTTTATTTGTAAGTTCTTTCATTAACTCATTCCTTTAAATGATAACTACACCAACAATTTTAAAATCATCACTTTTCTTAATTTCAATATCAGCATATTTTTTATTCAATGAAATTAGGCGATAATTCTTTCTGTCATCATCAAATACAATTTTTTTGACATAAGAGTCACCATTCAACTCAGCAATAACAAACTGATTATTTCTTACTTCTTCAGTATCATATATCTTATTAACATAAATAATCTGACCGTCGGAGAAAGTAGGGGGACGGCGCTCCCCTTAACGCTTAGTCCTTGTCAGACTTTAGTAAATATAGTAAAATTAAGATTAGAGTGATTTCTTTCATGGTATTCACCGCCTTTCATGACCATAAAGCCACATTCTCAATGTGGTAAAATGGATGTGGAAGGTGGGGAATACCTTTTTATATTTAGTAGGACTAAGCGTTAAAAGTTTGTTGTAGCGCGATGCACTTAACATGAAGTAACTTATTTAAAAGTGATGATATAATAGAGTAAAGAGGTGTAATGCATGAATGACGAATTATACAAACTAATATACTCAATTATAACGATTTTAATTACATCTGGTTGCTTTGGATATATCAACTATAATCTCCTTGAAAAACTTAATGTAGTAGTTGATAGACCGAATAAAGAAACTGATAAGAAGCAAAAAATAATGATATTTACAGGTATTAATATCAGCTTGTACTGGATCCTAACGACTGTACTAAATTATGAAATAGCCTTATCAATTGTGCTTGTATTATTGTTTGATGTTGTGGGTACGATCTTGATTATTGCACCGTTAGCTAAAGGTATAGATTATGTAATTAACATAATTAGACGTATTTTCGGACAAAGTTATGCAGAAAATAGAGAAACTAGGGATTACATATTTAATACAAATAAGACACAAACGTTATTTATCTTTGGTTTTGATAACAAACTTATAACGTGTGGATATCTTGACTACCAACAATCTGGTGACAATAATTATTTTGATTTAGCATTGATTCCGTTAGATTATCCAGAAAATCAATATAGTTTTAATCAGATAGTAGAAGAAGCATCAAAGCATCAAGATTCTAGAACTTTGATAGACTTTGAAAAGAAAATCAAAATATATATTCTTAGGGACTAGCTATCTTTCTTAATAGGTTTAGGAACGGGAGCTGGTCCTTTTCCTCTTTCTGGAATTTGTACGGCTCTATTACCGCTATTTCTATAATCTGGGTTAATATTTTTATCTGCCATTTAAAAACTCTCCTTTACTTTTAAAATTTAATATATTTTTTATAGTCGTACATGAGTTGGATGTACGACTTTTTGTTATTTATTCATGATCTATAATGCTGTATACTGTAGCTAAAATTAATATAACTCCTTTGAATTTTTATCGTGATATCATTTGAATAAATTCTTTTTCATCGATCACTTCAATGTTGTTTGTTTTAGAATTAATATGTTCTGCTTTTTTTATTTTATTAGATTTACCATCAGGACCAACCACTCTAGGATCTTCTAAACCAACTACCAAAATATTAGTACTTAGGGTAACCGTCTTTTGAAAATTACCACCTAGATCAGAAACAATAACTTCAGCTTCACTTCTTGTCATGCTTTGTAGTTTGCCAGTAAATGCAATATTTTTATCTTTTATACGTGTCTCATTAATATTAATTTTATGTAGATTTTTCCTTGATAATATATCATCTGCATTTAGAAATTTAATGGGTGCAGAACCGTTTCTAGATAGGGTAAAAGGAATATATTCAGCTGGTGTAATTTTTCCAAATGATTTATATCCTGCGTTATTAACCAATTCAAATATGGTTGAATAATCGGAAGCTTCTAACATGGCAATTGCTAGTAACCCACAAGCTTTAGCATCTTCTAAAGCATTATGAAACTCAGTTATGTTTTCAATTTTGTAATGTCGAATCATCTGAGATAATCCATGATGCACACCTGGTAATAATCTTCTAGATAAAGTTAGAGTATCAATAAACTCAACATTTATAAAATCAACATCATAATAGCTTGAAGATTTTGTTAGAACATTTCTATCAAATGCAGAGTGGGACACTATCAAATTATTAGAAATGTAGCTTTGTATTTTAGGATAAATTTCTTTGTATGTAGGAGCGCTTTCTACATCTTCGGGATGTATTCCATGAACAAAAATATTCATAGGACTAAATTCTTGTTCTGGATTAATGAGACTATAAAAAGTATCTACTAATTTACCATTTTCAAACTTAGCAATACCAACTGAACAAGGTGAATATGTATTTTCATTAGCAGTTTCAAAATCTATTGCGACAAAATTTTCCATAATTAGATTTCCTTTCCATAATTGTTTTTTAGATATTCTTTGTCAGCTTTATCTAGTTTTTTATTGTCGAATAGTTTATTAAATATAGTGACTTCACTAGGATTAGCAGGGCGTTTGTCGATAATATCAGACAAATTAAATAGTTTAACTGGATCGGTGCAGAAAGAACTAAATTCCCAACTATTTGATTTTTCAGTAATAACGTGATTAGCATATAAGGATACACCAATACCATATATTATTTCTAAGTTATTACTAAATTTATCTTTGATTTCTTTAAATACAATATTGTTGCCACTCTTTAAATTAACTACTTCTAATTCTGTGTCCATTAAACATGTAACTCCTTTAATTTTATATAGTCACGAACCTAGCTAATTCTTCTGGTAAACCATAAGATTTAACAAAATCATATTTATTGAACGATTCGTTTATATCTAAATTGCTCAATAATAAGTGAAATGCAAACCTATTTGCTTCTGCTTCAATTTTTGGTATATCGTATCCAGACATAAAAGCTCTGTAAAAGGTTGTAGAATTATTAGCGTGTTCTACAACATGTCCTAGCTCGTGAGCTAAAACAAATTTTCTCGTGTATTCTGGTAATGAATACAGAATACCTATCGTTGTTTCTCCGTCATTTGTAACTTTCATTGCTAGGGTGGAAGGTGGTAGTAAGTCTGTGTTACAGACAGATACACCTAGCTCTTTTAATATCTGCTCTGGGTCACAAGTACCGTATAGTTCAATTAATGAATTGACGTCATTTTTCAGTGTCACGTAATCACCGCCTAATTCATATCTTTCTTCTTTTTAGCTTTCTTTCTATTGATGGTCATTAATAAATTCAGAGCTGATAAAGTAGCTTCTTTATCTTCTTCGCTCATAGGTTCCCCATAAAAGTTTATAGACCCTTCATCATTCAATCCTTTCATCATTTTTTCAGCTTCAATACCTATGTCAATTTTCTCTTCTGGAGATAAGTCGTACTTATCATTAGAACGACCTAATAGGTAGTCAGTGGATACTCCAAAAAAATCAGCTACTTTAATAAGAATATCAGATTTAGGAGTCTGATTTTTCCACTTATATAATGTTGTAGGACCAATGTTTAACTTATTACCAAGTTCTCTAACAGAAAGGCCTTGATTTTTTGCTAAATATTGAACTCTCTCATAGATGTCCATAAAATTACACCTTCTTTTTTATCTTTTAGGGTAATTTATGTTGACATTACACCTTTTAGGGTATAATATATAAATGTGCTAAGGAATTAGCGAATAAATAGCACAACAACATAAATATAAACGTTTCTATTACCATAGTAACGCTTATTTCCTACGGTTTTATTGTATCTTTTAGGGTAAATAAAGTCAATATAAAAAGCGAAAAAATTCGCATTTTAAGCAAAAAAGGAGGCCAGAAAATGAGTAGATCAGTATTTGAAATAGAAGTTGTAATTGCATTGAAAAAATTAGGCAAAACTAACAAGTGGTTAGCTGAACAACTTGGAATATCACCATCATATTTATCAGACATATTACACGGAAATAGAAAAGCAACTGAAAAAGTTGAGTTAATCAGCAAGATTTTAAAAATTGGAAAGGTGGATTAATAAATGGATGAATTAGTTATCATGCACGATAAGCAAGTTGTTACAACAAGTTTAAAAGTAGCTGAAATTTTTGAAAAAGAACATAAGAATGTGATGCAATCAATCAAAAATCTCACGGCTGAAAATTCAGCAGTGAAGAAAATGTTTGTTGAAGATAGCTATTTGAATAGTAGAAATCAACAGCAACCAATGTACTACATGAATAGAGATGGGTTTACTTTATTAGCAATGGGCTTTACAGGTTCTAAGGCTATGGAGTTCAAGCTCAAATATATTGATGCATTCAATCGAATGGAAGAGCGGATTAAACAACAGCCAGCTCAATACAAGCTGCCACAGACTTACAGTGAAGCTTTAATTGAACTAGCTAAGGAAGTTAAGAAAAACGAAGCACTGCAGTCAAAAGCAGATAAGTATGACCGTTACTTAAGCAATAAAGGATTGATTACAATCACTGAAATTGCTAAAGAGTATGGAATGAGTGGCGCCAAGTTAAATCAATTCCTACACGAGAAAGGAGTGATTTATAAGCGTGGTAGTAAGTGGTTTATCTACCAAAAATACGCTAATGAGCGTTATGTGGGTTATGAAATCCACTTGCCAGAAGGTAGACGATCGCTTAAATGGACTCCAGAAGGTGAGATGTTTATCAGAGAACTACTAGAAAACAATAATATAAAACCAGTATTAGAACAGCCACAACAATTAACAGTACAAGAACCAGTTAAATACAGTGGCAAGTATTACACAGCTAGTACGATAGCTTTTAACTTGGGTTTAAGTGAAGAGTGGATCATGAAGATTGGTGAGATTGCTAATGGGTTGCATATCAAGCCACGATTCTCAAATGAGAACATCTACTGTCGTAAGACCTTAAATGATAACGGGTTCCCGCGTTGGGAATACACCCAGTACGGAGCAGCGTTGATTGAGAATGAAATAAACAAGTTTAGGTTAGTAAAGCAGATTTAAAAATAAGGTAAGTGGTATAGATGATTGTAACAGCTACTTATGACATCAAACTTTCAGAAGAAGATTTAGAAATGATTGCTGAAAGAGTCGTTAGAAGAACAAATCAAGATAGCAACAAGCAGAAGTTGTTAAACATAACAGAAGCAGCTAAACACTGTGGCGTATCAAAAGAAACGTTTTGGAGATGGCGAAAGAGGTACAAAAATCTTCAGAATATTGCAATAACAGCTGGTGGGGTTGTTCAGTTCAGAGCTGAAGATTTAGATAAGTTTTTAGAAAGCAAATAAGAAAGTAAAAAAAAGAAGATGTTAGAAAAAATATAAAAGGAGTGGAATATGGAACCAATACTAGCAGTGATTGTAGCGTGTATAGCTTATGTAATAATTTTTATTTTGGTTAGTTGGCTCAAAGATATTTTTACTGGAGGTAAATGATATGTGGTGTATTTACGATATTCTGCTATGCATAGCGTACGCAGGAAGTGTTGATTTGTATAGGCTTTGGAAGAGAAAGGATGATGAGAAATGAATAGTACAGGTAAGGGTTTTATAAATTTAAGTTCTTTAGCAGCAATTTTCTTTAGTGGTTTGAGTTTTGGAATGGGGCACTTATATATAGGGGCTGGTTTCGTAGCTTGGTTTGTTTTATCACTAGTGGCTTTAACGGAAATACGCAAAGATGAGGAGGCAAAAGAAAATGATTAGTTTATCAATACTTGTAGTAGGTATCTTAGTGGGGTTGATGCTGTATCCAATGGTTGAAGCCATTGAGGACGGCACATTCTTTAATTGGGGGGATGAAGATGAACAAACGAATAAAAAAGAAACACCAAGTAGAAGATGACATAGTGTTTTTAGCTGTTCCAAAAGACGATAGCTTGAAACTATTCTTTATACCATTTGAAGGAAAACGATGGTGAAGATTACGAAAGCTCAAGTATAAGGAAGTTTATGATTATGCGAAAGGAAATGACTAAAAGTGGCAGAAACAAAAAAGATAGGTGCTGCAACACCTATCAAGCTGAGTTCTGACTATCAAAAAGAAATAATCAGAAATATTACTAACTTAAAGAATATAGAGTCTATACAACTATATATATATATTAACATATTGTTCACTGTTCCGCACTTGGAACAGGAGCAATATGAATTCTTGAAAAAGTTAGAAAGTATCTACGGTAGGTATGACGATGGATAATTATGAACTCAAATTTAATAAAATAGTAGGTTCAAAAGTTCAATTTGAAATTGATGATCTAGATGTATTTAAGAAAGATCTTAGGAAAGGTCATCTTAAATTCAATGCATCGCCCGCAGATCATAACATGATTTCAAATGCTCAGAGAAAGAAAATTTATGCCTTGTTTCGTGATATTTCAGAATATACAGGGTATGAAGAGCAAGAAGTCAAAAATCGCTTAAAATTCAAATTTTCATACAATATAAAGCAAGATTTTTCACTAAGTAATTGTACTAAGGAACTGGCAACACAATTCATTCGCTTTGTGATTGAGTTCTGTTTTCGATATGACATTCCATTCGATTCAAAAGCAATGGAAAACACAATCGATGCAGAACGTCGTGTGTTTTTGTGCTTGGTGCATAGACAGTGTACTGTTTGTGGATCACGGCAGGGACTGCAGATAAATCACGAAGATACGGTCGGTATGGGAAACAATCGTAATCATATCGATCATAGAAATCATAGGCTTGAGATGTTGTGTTTTAAACATCATAGTGAGTTTCACAACATCGGAGCTAAAGCTTTTGCTGACAAATATCATTTTCATGGTATCAAGCTAAGTGACAAAAGTATTCTAAGCTTAAAGCTTATGAGTCAGAAGCAAATGGATGAATTCGATGAAGAATATAGAAGACAAAAGGAGTTGAACAAAAATGACTGAAAAGCGTTACTTCTGGATTAAATTACAGATGGATTTTTGGAAAAGTCCAGTCGTAAAAATGTTAAGGAAGCCTTCTGGTGGTGACACATATGCGGTCATCTACCTAGAGATGATTCTATTATCACTTGAGAATAATGGTTATATCTATTACTCAGGTGTAGGTGATAGTTTCGCTGAAGAGATCGCTTTGGTGCTAGATGAAGAAACGATCAATGTTGAGGTCGTTCTAGCATTCTTAAAACAGAAGCGATTGATTGAGTTCAGCGATGACGCATCTTTCAAATTTACTGAAGATGTAACTGCTGACTTGGTTGGGTCAGAAAGTGCATCAGCTCGCAGAGTTCGAGCATATCGTAAGCGCCAAAAAACGATTGCTAACGAACAAAAAACGTTACAATGTAACACCAATGAAACGAACCGTAACTTAGATATAGATATAGATAAAGAGAAAGATATAGATAATAATATACGATCATTTTCTGACGAAAACGATCAAGTCAATTCTCAAAATAAACAACCTAAAGAACAACCTAAGTCATCTAGCAATAAACAACATAAACCAACTAAAAAAGAATTGGATGAAAGATTTGAAAGTTTATGGGCTTTATATCCTAGAAAAGTCGGTAAGCAAAAGGCTCGTAAGTACTATGAGCGAGCAGTTAAGAATGGCACTAGCGATGAAATCATCAAAAAGGGTATTGAGAGCTACAACAAAGAGATTCGAGTTCAAGGTACTCAAACTAACTTTATTCAACATGGTGCTACTTGGTTTGGCAACGCTGGGTGGGAAAATGAATACAACTTTGAACCACCCAAGCGAAACAACGCTCAGCGACAATTGATCCAAAAAGAAAAGTTGCCAGATTGGGCTAAGAATGCAGGTAAGAAACAACCGTCAAATTCAATTATGTCTAGGACTGAGAAAGCTAAAAATGAAGCTGAAATTAATGAGTTGTTGAGGAGGCTGTCGCAATGAAGAAAAGAATTGCAGAATTCAAAGACGCTAAAGGTCAATTTGTTAAACGATATGACAAGTTGGTCGATAAAGATGGGATTCAATACATGGTAAGTGAACATCATGATAGATATCTAGTGTTAGTGAGTCTATCAGATGTTAGACCACCAATGCCAGTAATTCCATCTGATTTAAAGAATGACTATGTAAAGGTAGGTTAGAGCATGGAAAGGAAAATTATAGATGAATGGCCAATTGATGCTAAGTATACAGCAGTCAAATTCAGCGATGACACTTATGGACTAAAGCAGTTCATCGCAAATAAAGGTGATCTATTCGAAGATGACCTAGTTGTCTTATATAGTCCAAAGATTGACTCAATGCGATGCTTTGACACAAGTGAGCATCTAGTGGGTATCAGAAAATTTGTTGAGTTTCTAGATGATGTTGTAGTAAAGGAAGGTAAGGAAAATGGCAAAAGTAAAGATTAATTTTAGTATCGATTCATTGGCAGAAGGTGCAGGTAAGGAACTGATTGAGCGTGAGTTGAGTGATATTTTCAACAACATCAACGATCCAAATGCAGATCCAACAAAGAAACGTAGTCTAATCGTTAAAGTGGATTTTGTTCCAGATGCAGACTATGACGAAGTTAAAGCATCAATCAATGTTTCTAGTAAACTTGCTCCTGCAGCACCAGTTACAACTAAGATCATGACTGGACGTGATTTGAATACAGGAATGATTGCAGCTAGTGAACTTAAGTCTGGAGTTAAGGGTCAAACTTATATCGATGAACAAGGCGATGTTAGAACAGACACTGGCGAAAAGGTTGAAGATATTGAAAAGAAAAGCAAGATCATAGACTTGCAAGAAAAGAGAGGTTAACAACATGGATTTAACAAAAGAAGCACTAGATTACTTAACAGAACGAGGTATTAGACCTGAAGAACGAAAATTAAAAATTAATGGTCAAGAATACATTATCGATAAAAATGGTGAGCCGGTTTAGAATGCAAAGTGGGCCACGTGGTGCAATCTTTGAAGGCGATGGTGGCTTATGGCGAGTTGAAGCAATTAAGACAATTGCTAAATTTTTAGAAAAGAGATTAGAAGGAACTGGAGTAGTATTACTTGCTTAATTTTTCGAAGTGTAAGAATAGTCTGTTAGGAGTGATGCAAATGGAGGCTACATACATAGTTTATGATGATAAAGAAAGAATCTTGACGGTTGGTACTGCTAAAGAAATAGCTGAGTATCTTGGAATTGGGATAACATCAGTCTATACCTTATCAAGCGATCTCAAACGTGGGGTTATAAATCCTAAAATTAAAATCTATAGTGTTAGAGGGATATGAAATGGATATTGAATTTATCGGATATGTTATCAAGCTTGGAAATTATTATTTTGGTGGCAGAACTCAAAATTCAATTAGCATTCACAAAAAGCCACAACAAGCAGAAATATACAGTGATGATGAATTGGACATCGCAGAAAGAGTTGCATCTGATTTAGGTGGGACAATCAGAAAAATCTATGTTTCAGATAAGGAGTAATGAAGATGAATGAAAATAAAAAGACAAAAGCATTAGTTGAAGAACTAGAGAATGAATTTCCTAATATTTATGATCGTATCAATTACGGACTATATGTGTTTGTAATTGATGAGAATGGCAAGATTTACGATGATGAATCTGAACCAGATTTTAATGAAGATGATATTGAAGAAATTCAAGTCATCTACAATGGCGATGCAGTTTCAGTTTTCCCAAACTTTATAGGCAAATGCACATTCAAAGCTAATACAGTTAAATACGAAAACTTGGATGTGATTACTAGAGTCATTGGAATCATTGGTAAGCATTTTAAGAATTGGAAGGAGCTAAACTAGATGATTAGAAAGCAATCACCAAGACAAAAGATAAGAAATCGAGCTAGATATTGGGATAGTGATTATCTAGCAGGTTTCATTAAAGGATTGAAGATCAGACAAGAATATGAATATCAACGTGGTATGAGAGATCTTTATAAAAAGGTAGTCAAAAAGCATGGGCTGGATGATGATTAATCGGTGCAAAAACAGTAAAAATTGCACTGGTAATTTGAAGTTTTGCACCGAAAAGGAGAGCTGATTATGAATGAAAATATCATGGCGATGGTAGCTGAATTAGAATCGAATTTTCCAATAAAATGGGAACAACACGATAAAATTAAAGATCTACATTTCAAAATATATGATGATAGGGGATATAAATTCGGTATAGATAAAGAGTTCAATGAAAAGCGATTTGATTATATGCGATTTTACTATAAGGGCAAGAAAGGTGAAATATATACCCTTGATGAAACTGAATGCATTGTAAGAATACCAGATAAGATGAGCTGGAAAGAATTCAGAGGAATAGGTGCCATTTTTAGCATCACAAGTAAATATATGAATAGTATTAAATTCAATAAAATGTCTGAACTAGTTAGGGTGTGGAAATATGATAAATAAAATTTTTGTAGTAACTGGAACGCAATATAGCACAGATGTTGAAATTTGGCATACCAGAACTGATCTGTTTCATAACATTATCGGAATTTACTCAACTAAAAAACATGCTGATGAAATAGCAGAACAAATTGGACGAAGTAGAGAATCTAACTATTTTCCAGACTCAATTGAGGTTAAAGAGTATCAATTACACGAAGGGACATATTTTCCGAGATATGAAGAATAAGTCTAAAGGAGTAATAGCGATGAAAATACTAAATAAATTGTTATCTTGGTTAAAGGAGTGCAAATAATGGAATTGATTGAAGAAATTAAAGAGCTTAAAGAATGCAAAGAAAATAAAGATTTGACAATTGCAGAATTAGCAAGAAGAATCGAAGCCGATGATACAACAGTCGGTAGATGGCTAAAAGGTGGAGCTACACCTAGTTGTTATTCTTTACATAAAGTGCAAAGATTTTTAAATAGCGTCAAAAATTCAGAAGGTTCGGAACCATTAGAGCCATTTAAAGATGAAGCAACTAGAGAGCACGAACAAACAAAATTAGACATTAACTATCTAAAACAACGTATTAAGGCTTTAAACGGCATTGAAGATTTAGATACATTAGTGAATGAATTGTACATTACGGCACAGCTTGGAAAAGTTGTGTGTGATACTCACAACAGGCCGTTTTAAAAGTATAAGCAAAGGGGAAATTAACATGGATTATCAAAAGAAAGTAGACACGAAAGAAGTTAAAGAAATACAGGAACAAGCGATTGAAATAGCTAAAATTTTGAAAAAAGAAGGCTATGAAGCAGGAGTAATAGCTTTAGGCAAAGGTACAGGAGTCGCAACTAGTATTTTTGGTAGTAGAAAAGATGTGTTATTTACTGTATACACTATTTTGAAAAATTTGAAAGAAGAAGACAAACTAATGCTTTTATCTATGATTTTAGGTATCAAATTAGGAGATGAGTAAATGAAAATTAATTATGAAAGTAACAGTAGTGAACGCATGTATCAAGCTGGGAATGTTATTAGGAATAGTTATGAAGACTTATATCTCATAGCAAATAACCCAGAAGGAAAACTTTTTGTTGTTAATTTACGAACTAATTTGGTTTATGGGCCTTATACGACAATGGACGATTTATACCATGACATTGGCGATGAAGATGATGTTTTAGTTCACGCGGAAATAAATGTTCTATAAGGAGAAGACATGATTAAAAAAATATTAGACATCATTACATGGATTATTCTAACGGTCTTAGTTGCTGAACTAGCATTATCTAAAGAAAGCATTGCTATTAAAGTTATAGCTCTCATGCTAATTCTTATATTTTTAGTGCTAGATAGAATTTCAAGAAAACTCTGATAGGTACGAATCAAGAAGCAAGCAAATTTTAAAGTTTGACCTTAACAAGTCACAAAACTGTTAGATATTGGCTTATGTCTGTTTGAACGGTATACATTCACAACAACGTAAATCAGGATCTCTCAAATAACGACATAACAGTACAGGCTTAGCATCTGTCAAAGGATGCTGAGTCATAGGTGGTAAAGATACAAGGAAGCTACAAACAAAATTTTTTTGAAAAGGAAGTGAATAGCTCCTCCTCGTTAATATTACTTAAGTTTACATCGTAGTAACCTAGTAGATTTACTACCAAAATCAGACTTTCTTTTAAATACACCGTTACAGTTACAAATAAATTTGGAAGGAGTTAATCCTCCGTGCATTATATTCTTCGTGTGTGACTGTAACATTGCCTTGCATCCACATGATTTGAGATGGTCACACGTTTTGAGGGCGTGGTAAGGCTTATACCGGTATAGAAAATAAAATGATAGGAGTGACATCATGGCTAAAAAATACAAGATAGAATTTACTGATGATGATATGGAAAACATGAAATTGTATATCGACGGAGAAGAGAAACTAATCAATTTTCTAAAGTTAACGTATCATATTGATGAATCTTATAAAAAAGACACAAAGAAAGTAGTACTTAGATATTTAGAACCTAATACTTATGAAGTGAAATTTGATGTTTTAGGAAATCAGCTTGGTTTATTAGATATAGTACCAAGCGATTTTGATTAAGGAAGTAATTATTTATGAAATATTTAGGAACAAATGAAGCGATGCCTGCAAAGGTAGGATCGTACAAAGGATATAGATACTTTATCATTCCAAATCTATTTGGAGCTTTAAACGGTTATGTTGAGTTACCTAAGAGTTGGAAAGATGGCGATGAAGACGAGCTAACAGTTCATGGTGGTGTAACGTTTAAAGGATATGTAAGAGATGGAGCGTCAAAAGTTAAAGTTATCGGATTTGATACCTTACATGCATTTGATGATCAAGAGACACGAGATCTAAAGAGCATTGAGAAGGAGTGCAAATATATGATTGATGAGATGATCGAAGTAATGGCTAAACATAGACCGCTTAGAGCGAATACAGAGATAACATTAGAACTAGCTGATGAATTAGGAAAACTAGCAGCAAAGCAAGGCTTGAGTTTTGATGAACTAGGATATTTACATAAAAAATGAGGTACATGCGATGGGTAAAGCATATTTTAATGTTGAAGATATATATGGAAACAGACATAAAGAAGTAGAAACAATTAGAGAGATGGATAATACAGTATTAGTATTTGATATAGATGATCATGAGACATACACGATTAGAAAAGAAGATGTAGGGATGAAATTAAATAGACCTGCTATTCGAAGAGAAAAGTTTAATTTATCTCAAAATAAACGTATTTGGAGAAACCGCCAAAAAGAACTTAAAGATATTAGATATAAATACGCTCGTAAAGTTTATAGCGGTATTGAATAAATTAAGGAGACGTGAAAATGTTATTAAATGGATATATTGCAAGAGGAATAATGACTATATGCTTAATTTATATTGCTTCGAGTTATACATTTGTTATTTTTAACGATAAAGATAACTATGAAAATTCAAAGGACATTGTTGGTATTATCGGAGTGATTGTTGTATCTGTAGCATTTTTGTTGTTATTCTTAGGAAAATAATAAAAAGCACGCTCCCTTGGAAACGTGCCACCTAATATCGATAAAATAATTATACCACAGGGAGAGTGCTTAGCTTGGAAGAATTAATGATACCCGGAATGAAAAACATTGACTATGATAAAACAGCTGATAATGTGGCAAGGTTTCTAACTGACAAACGTTACTATCCAAGACTATGCAAGATATATCAACAGGCAAGTCCAGAGTTTATACAAAGTCCAAGTTTAAGTGGAATGCCAGGTGGAAGTATAGGAAATAGCAATGAAGAAAAACTAGTAAAATACCTTTACGCTAAGTCGATTGTTGATGGAGTTGCAGATACATACGATAAAGGATCAGTAGAGTTGAAAGTAGTACTAGATAATGTATTAGGTAAAATATCAGCAGTTGAGGCAATGATGAGACTACATTTTGAAAATACAAGATATTATCAAGTAAAGAAAAGAGCTTTAAATGAATTTGCTGATGGTCTGGAGATGAAGGTTAATTGTCCAGATTTACATGTATATTGTTAAGAGTAGATTAAAATATAAATTTTTGTGATGTAAAAAGTATACAAAAAGTGTTAGAATTACACTGATAATACTACTAAAATGTTGGGAGGGATTGTTATGTACAAGATGATAAAATTCATCGGATCAGAAGTTACTAAATCTACCCAGAAAATAAATAATTCGATTTTAATGTTTAATTCAGTAGTTTTTGATAGAAAAAATATTAGTTTTTCTTCAAAATATAAAGTACCTAAAGATGATAAGAGTAGTATAAGAGAAGACTACAAAAGAATAGGAAAGGACATTTATAAAGTTTTAAATAATTATGAACAAAGAAACCAAAAACGACTTGCAGAGCAGTAAAGTAAATGTGGATGAAGTTATTGATAGTGTAAAGAAATTGCCACGAGAAGAGCAAGAAATGGCTATCTCAAAATTAGAAATGTACTCAGGACCTATTCCACACCCTGATATTTTGGAAAAGTATGATGAATTAGATCCAGGCGCTGCAAAATTGATTATAGAAAATGGTGTAAAAGAATCTGAACATCGTAGAAAATTAGAGGTTCAAGCAATGAATTATACTGCTAAAGATTCAAAACGCAGAGAATGGATGGGTTTCTTTTTAGGGATAATAATAATTTTAGTTGGAGCATTGTTAATATATCTTGGACATACTATTACAGGTACTGTTCTTTCTGGAATATCAGCAGTTAGTTTAGTTAGTTTATTTGTGGGTAATAGTAGTGAAGAAGATAAGTCTGAAAAAAAGAAGATAAGAATTCTTAAATTAGAATTTATAGAGTAGTCTGAAAAACTTTTTCAGGCTATTTTTATTTTATGTAAACGAAACAAATGTTTAATTTAGAATAAAAAAGTGTAGAACAAGTGTAGAAACAGTGTAGATTAAGTGAAGACTTTCCGTGCTATTATGGTATTGTAGCAAAGGTAAGTTAGGTTAGTCGCTTTATAGACCACGAGAGTTAAAACTTACAATGCGTACTTTAGTTGTTAAATTAAATTTCACTTCAAGAAGTCTAGTCTTTATGGCTAGGCTTTTGTATTATATTTGTGAGGTGAAATTTATAGTGATAAACAAAACATTAAAATTATTAATTGCTGTGATAACTGTTGTAGGATATACATTAATGGTGGTGAATAAAGTGAATATAGGCTATATGATAATTGGATTATTAGTAATAGTTTTAATATCCTTTTTATTGGTTCCTGAGATTAAGCAAATTTCAACTAAATATTTTTCACTATCTAAAAAAGTTAATGAGGCAATGGTACAGTATAAAGAATTTAAAGAAACTGTTTATCCAATCCTACAAATAGAATTAGCTAATATCTCTAGTGTCGGATATATGGATGCAGGGCCTAAAAGTAATGAACTTGTTGAATTTCTTGAAAAAATAAAGAAAATAAAAATTAATGATGATAGAATTAATAACTTAATTGTAGTTGCCAAATCACAAGTTTTATTAGCTTTTAAAACGGAACTAGCATATTACAACAGTAAAGCCAAAGGATTTATTAGTACAGGATTAAAACCTTACTATTCAGATGATTATATTGATAAAGATAGTATATTTGTTGATTTCAAAGGGTTAGAAAATTTAATTGATGAAATAGAAGATATTAAAACTAAAGGGAAATATCAAACTAAATTACATAAACTAAAACAATTCTATAATGAAAATTTTTAAGTCAGTCTAGCCAGGCTGGCTTTTTATTTTGGAGAAAAGTTTATGAAAGATAGTATAGATTTCGGAAAGGTACAAACCTATGAAGAACTAAGGATGTTACGTGAGTTAGAGAAACATTACAAGAAACATCCGGTAAAACATAAGCGTAAGTACAGTAGAGATGTTAGCAAAATCAAATTAAAAGGTGGTGGGTGATATGCCAAGAGTTAGACGATGTAGGTATAAAGATTGTCATGCGATGGTGGAATTACCAGACCATTATTGTAAGCAACATTATAGTTATGAAGCAGAGTATCTAGCTAATAGACAGAAGTGGGCAAGGTCAAGAGGTAAGTCATATCAGCATCGCTACAATACAGTTACACGTAACCGTAACAGTAATAAGTCTGAACAATATAACTTCTATCGTAGTAAGCAGTGGGTAAACTTGAGACAGTTGGTATTGAATAGAGATTATTATTTGTGTCAGTATTGCAAAGCAATTAATAAGATTACCAGCGCTAAGACAGTAGATCATGTTGTGCCGATTGAATATGACACAGACTTGAGAGCTGATACTGGTAACCTTGCTACAATATGTTCAAAGTGTCATAGACTCAAAACAGATTGGGAACGTTGGTACTATGGCACAGGTAAGGATAACCAGTTGAAACAAGTATCTAAAATTACAAATATTAGTGAGATTGTTTTAGAAATGAATAGACTTGCTAAAACGTCCCTAAAATAGCCGTAGATGCATTTTAAATAGATTGAAAATTACATTAAAAGCAAAATTAAATTCATCCCCCGCCCTGGCAAGAGCCAAGGAGGAGCGCACACATAGAAAACGCCTTATAAAAAAGTGCAATTTCTGAAATTTTTACCTAGGGGGGGTACCACAATTGAAAGGAGGTAAGCCAGTGGTTAAAAAAGTCTTTTATCAGCAGAATGATGGGCGTTTAAGCGGTACGCCGCCAAAGCACTTAGGAACGGTAGCAAAGGTATGTTGGCGCAAAATCGTACCCTTTTTAGAAAGTACAGAGCGAGTTAAAAGAATAGATACTGCATTAGTAGAATTGTACTGCTCGCAATATGAGATTTATCGTCAAGCTTATGATGATGTCTTAGAGAACGGTATTCAAACTAAGATATTTAAATCGCTTCAAGATGCTAGTGGTTCGATAGTAGGTAAAGATTTTGTTGGTTATCGTAAGAACCCAGCTGTTGCAACGATGAAAGACGCTAGTATACAGATAACTAGTATTGGTAGTCAACTTGGCTTATCCCCTAAAGCACGAGCTGAATTGATGCAATTGGTTGATAGCAAAGAAAAAGAAGATTCAACTGAAAAATTAGCAAAGATTTTTGGAGGTGAAAGTTAGTGGAAGTAGATTTGACTCAGACTCATGATGTTTTAGGAACATATCATAGTATTGATTTTTCAGATATTAGAAAGAAATATCAAGATGAAGGTACTAGATATGCTTTTAAAGTACTTGATGAAGAAATCAAAACTGGATATCTAATAAAGCTAGCTTGCTTTAGACACCTAAGAGATTTGCAAAGACAGAATACAAAGGATTTTCCTTATCGTTATTCAGTAAAACAAGCTAAAAAACTATTGTTGTTTGCCTCAATGTGTCCGAATGTAGATACAGGTTCTCCAACTGAATTAATGGATTGGCAGAAGTTTATTTTCTGTATGCTATTTGGTTGGAGAAATTTAGAAGGGCGAAAGAGATTTAGTCGTGCGATGGTTTCTGTCGCTCGTGGGCAAGGTAAGACTTACCTAATGGCAATTCTGATGTGCTACTCCTACTTTATAGAAAGCCTTGGATTGTCTAATCAAGATTATTTAGTGTCATCAATTAACTTTAAACAGACTAATAAGATATTTGGTTATATTAAAACAATGATGAAGCACATCGTTAAAACAGATATGTTTAAAGATTATGCTGCTACTGTTGGCTTTAAAGCTCAAAACGATCAGATGATTATGAAAGAAAAGAATAACGTTTTACGTGCTATCTCTCATGAATCAGGACAATATGATAGTTTTCACTTTACAACAGCTATTTTTGACGAAATTGGAGAAGTAAAAAGCAGAGAAAAGATTAGTAAGATTATTTCAGGCCAAGTTAAAGTGCCTAATCATCAATTCATTCAGATATCAACATCTTATCCAGATCCTAGCGTTCCATTCCATGAAGATCAAAAAATGATACAACAAGCGATGGAACAAGACTATAAGCGCGATGCAGATAACTTTTTAGGATTAATTTGGGCTCAAGATAGCTTAGATGAAACTTTTAAGCCAGAAACGTGGTATAAATCTAATCCTCTATTGTATCTAGATAGTCAAAAACAAGTTTTAATGGAAGGATTGCAAGATAAACGTGATGCAGATATGTTATCTGGTAATGTAGCAGACTTTCAAAATAAGAATTTAAATTTATGGTTAGCAGAAGCAACCAATAGTTTTTTGAAGTTAAGTGATATAGAACGAGCTATCCAGCCTAATTTCAATATTGAAGGTAGGACGGTATATATTGGCTATGACTATTCGATGTTTTCTGACAATACTGCAATAGCATTTGTATATCCTTATTCAGCCAATCATGGTGTGCCTAAATGGAGAGTTGAGCAACATTCATTTATTCCTTGGCAACACGCTGGTTCAATTGAGGCTAAAGAAAAACAAGATGGTATAAATTATCGTGAATTAGCTAAGCAAGGTTATTGTACTATTACTAGTCATCCACAAGGTTTGATTAATGAAGAACAGGTTTATCATTGGTTATTAAACTACATACATGATAATGATCTTAATGTTATCTTCTTTGGCTATGATGATTGGGGAGCAACTACTACAATAAAGCAACTTGAGTTAAATACTGATTATCCATTGCAAGGTATCAGGCAACGGACATCAGAGTTAAAAGATCCTACAAAATTTTTGCAGAAATGCTTTATTGAAGGAACAATTACACGTCCTGACGATAAAATTATGGAAAAAGCATTAATGAATGCACAGATTTATGAAGATAAAATCGGTATTCAAGTAGATAAAGCTAAAGCAACCCTTAAGATTGACGTGGTAGATGCAATTATTGATGCGATGTATCAGGCAATGTACCATTTTGAAGATTTTGGAATAGCTAATGATAAGTCAAGACAAGTTGAATTAATGACAACCAAGCAAGTTGAAGATTGGTATATGAGCGATGAATCTGGATTATTAGGAGGTGATTTTGATGATTTTTAGACGAATTATAGGCTATTTATGGCAACTTTCAGACGTTTTATTGTTTATTTCAGCAATGATTGTGTTAGATTATACAGCCTTTAGAATTAACGCTACACTAGGTTGGTTTGTAATATCCTTAATATTATTTGTCTTAGGTTGGCTATTTGAAGTCATCTCTGAACGAAAGCGAGGTGATAGTTAATGCCAATATTCAATATTAATAATGCTTTAAAAACGTCAACAATGAGTGTTCCATTTGGTTTTGGTGATGAAGAAGTTTTTAATGTCCTGACTGGTAAAGATAGTGATACTTATATTAGTGCTAAAGAAGCCTTAAAGAATTCAGATATATATTCAGCAATTTTTCAATTATCTGGAGACTTAGCATCTTCACAAATTATTAGTAGTAAGACTAGGTACCAAGGAATAATTGATAATCCAACTTTGACGTCAAATAAACATGCTTTTTGGCAAGCAATATTTGCTCAATTGCTGTTAGGTGGTGAGGCTTTTATATATCGTTGGCGAAACGTTAACGGTATAGACAACCATTGGGAATATTTACGACCTTCGCAGGTTAGTGCATATCTATTAGATGACGGTTCAGGTTTAATTTACAATATTACTTTTGACGAACCAAAAATTGGGGTAAAAATGAACGTCCCACAAAATGACGTTTTGCACTTTAGATTACTTTCAAAAAACGGTGGTATGACTGGTATTAGTCCTTTATCTGCTTTATCTAATGAGCTTAATATCAAAAATGACTCTAATAAATTAACTAGAGCTGCATTAAGCCAATCAATTATGGCACCTGGTATTTTAAAAATTACAAAAGAAGGTAAAGTAAATTGGAAAATAAAAGCAATGCGGGCTAAAGAATTTATGCGACAGACTCAGGTTGCAAATAATGGACCAGTTGTAATTGACGATTTAGAAGAATATTCACCTTTAGAAATAAAATCTGATATTGCTAAACTATTAGCACAAGCTGACTGGACCGGTAATCAAATCGCTAAAGTATATGGTATTCCTAATTCTTATTTAAACGGTCAAGGAGACCAGCAATCATCTTTAGACCAAATAAAAGGAATGTATGCTAATGCTTTATCTAGGTATATGGAATCAATCGTATCAGAGCTTAACAATAAATTAAGTGCGACAATTCACTATAATATCAGACCGGCAATTGATCCACTACAAGATAGTTACGCTCAAGTGTTATCAGGATTAACTAAAGATGGAATGCTAGCACATAATCAAGCTAGATACCTATTACAAGGAACTGGATACTTGCCTGATGATTTACCAGAACCACAATCAGCATTATTGAACCCACCGAAAGGAGGTGATGCTAATGGTAAAGATACCGATTAGAGGAGCAATAGTTGATGATGATACTGCTATGTTTTATGACTATTTTGGCATGACTTGTACAAGTCCTAAAAAAGTATCAGCGATTTTAAATGAAGAAGTTGCTGAAGACGATGATATTGTTGTTGATATTGCTTCAAATGGTGGAGATGTATTTGTTGCTTCTGAAATTTACAGTATGCTTAAGAATAATGCATCTAATGTAAAAGTTAATGTTACAGGGTTAGCTGCATCTGCTGCATCAGTAATTGCAATGGCTGGAGATACAGTATCAATTGCACCAACAGCTCAAATCATGATACATAAAGCATGGACAAATATGGATGGTAACGCTGATGATTTAAATCATGAAGCAGGCGTTTTAAATAACATTGATAAATCGATTGCTAGTGCTTATGAGTTAAAAACAGGTATGAAACAGTCTGACCTTTTACAAATGATGTCAAACGAAACATGGTTGACTGCTCAAGATGCAGTAGATAAAGGTTTCGCTGATGAAATTATGTTCGTTAATGAAGATGAACAACCAGTTATGAATTCTATGGAAGATATACCTAGTAAATCAGCTATTAATAAGTTAATGAATTTAATTTTAAAAGCAGATAAACAACAAAATAAAACAACAAGCCAGTTTAAAAATCCGAGCTTAAAGGATAAGAAACTGGCTATTTTAATGGAAAGAAGGAAAAATAATGAATATTAATGAACTTAATAATGCTTGGATTGAATCTGGACAAAAAGTAGCAGATTTAAACATGCAAATTAATGCTGCTTTAATTGATGATAATTATGATGAAGAAAAATTTGCTAACTTGAAAGCTCAACGTGATAAAGAAGTTTCACGTCGTGATAGCTTAAAAGAACAACTAGATACTGCACGAGCTGAAGAAGTTTATAACATGCCAGATAAGGATAAAAAGCCTTTAAGCGATAGCGAAAAGAATCTAAAAGATAAATTTGTAGAAAATTTTGTTGGTATGATGAATGGAAACTCTAAAATTGTGGATATGGTTACTTCTTCTGTTGATGATAACGGAGATAAGGCAGGATTAACAATCCCGTCTGATGTTCAAACTGCTATTCATCAATTAGTACGTCAATTCAATTCTTTAGAACAATACGTAAATCGTGAAGCGGTTTCTATGCCAACAGGTTCTCGTGTATACGAAAAATGGACTGACGTTACACCATTAGCTAATTTGGATGACGAAACTGCAGAGATTGGAGATAATGATGATCCCAAATTAACATTAATCAAGTTCGCTATTAAGCGTTATGCAGGTATTACTACTGTTACAAATACTTTATTGAAAGATACAGCAGAAAATATTTTAGCTTGGTTATCTGCATGGATTGCTAAAAAAGTAGTAGTTACACGCAATAAGGCAATTATTGATGTAATGAGTGCAGTTCCTAAGAAACCAACCATCACAGATTTTGATGGAGTTATTGATTTAGTTAATACAGGAGTTGATCCTGCAATTAAAACAACATCATTCTTGATGACTAATACATCCGGCTTGAATACTTTATCTAAAGTTAAAGACGCAATGGGACGCTACTTATTGCAACATGACCCTACACAACCAGATGTATACATGATTAAAGGTAAGAGAGTAATTGAAATTGCTGATCGTTGGTTACCAGATAATGCAGGAAGTCATCCATTGTATTATGGAGATTTAAAACAAGCAGTAACTTTGTTTGACCGTGAAAATATGTCTTTACTATCTACTAATATTGGTGATGGAGCATTTAAACGAGACTTAACAAAAGTACGTGTAATTGACCGTTTTGACGTAGTAGCAACTGATAGTGAAGCTTGGGTAGCTGGTTCATTCAAGACTATTAAAGATCAAGAAGCTAAGTTAGCAGCAACCAACAACGCTTAGAGGTGATTTAGATGGATAAGGAAATATTACTTGATGATTTGAAGTTGTCTCTTAGAATCGATGGCGATGATGACGATAGATTACTAAATTCATATATTAATGCTGCTGAAGTTTATATTAAAACTGCAGTAGGTGGCGATGATGAATTTTGGCAACAAGAAGATGTTATTGCAGTTCAAAAAATAGCGATTTTGGCTTTAGCTGGTGCTTATTATGATTATAGAGTGGCTTTGCAAGATGTAATGACTTATCCTATTAATCTAACTTTAAATGCGATAATCTCACAATTACGTGGGAAATTAGCATTATATGAAGAAGGTGATAGCGATGCCTAAGAAGTTATTACATTCTTCATTTAATCAGCGTATCGAGTTCCAAACTGTTAGTTTTGTAGTTAATGATTTAACTGGAGATACAGTTGAAAAGCCAGTAACATTATTTTCTTGTTGGTGTGCACCTCAAAGGCGGACCATGTCTCAGCAGTTCCAACTAACTGGTTTAGGACTTGAGGATACGCTAACTGTAGCAATCAGGCACAATAGCAATGTTAGTAAAGCAATATTAGCTAAATATAAAAATGAAACTTATGAAGTAGTGTCTATTTCACCTGATGATACTAATAACTATATGGCTTATGATTATGTGGTTATTAGAAAAAAGAAAGGTTCTATGAAAAATGGATGATTTTATCAATCAGTTGCAAAACTATTCTGATAATTTAGATAGTTTAGTACCTAGCATCGAGCAAAAGCAAAGAATTACACAAGCTGGAGCGAAAGTATTAGAAAAAAATTTGCAAGAAGTAACACCAGTATCTAAGTTAAATCGTAAAAAAGATAAGCATTTAAAAGAATATGTAATGTCACAAAATACCAACATTGACGGTCAAGAAGATGGTAGTTCAACGGTTGGATTTGGTAAAAAGGCTTATATTGCTAGATTTTTAAACGATGGAACAGTTAAAATGCCAGCAACTCATTTTGTTGATAATGCTGTTAATGAGTCCAAGACAGAAGTTTTACTAGCTAATAAGGCTGAATATGACAAAATAGTGCGAGGTGGTGAATAGTGGAAACACCAACCACAATAGCTAAAAACTTACTGAAGGATATTACTTGGATAGATGAATTATATTCTGGCTCTATTCCAAGTAATGTAGAAGTAAATACAAATAAAAATACAGTATTGATTACTGAGTATTTAAATGAACCTAGTCAGTATGCCAATATGGAAATAAAGTATTGGCTTGTAGGTGTTGAAGTACAGATATTCTATAAACTTGATGGAGAAGATTTTCAAAATTGTGAAATACAAGTAGCTAGATTATTCAATGATAATCGTTGGAAAATTGACACATCAAGAAATAGGATTAAAGACCCAGACACTAAACAATGGACTAAGGTTTTTTATTTTTCAAAAAATTTAGAAATGGAAGAAGGTATTTAATATGGCTAAATCAAGTACACATGGTGTACGTTATATTGGGCTAGCAACTATTGACGATAGTGGCGCTTTATTAAAGGGACAATCTGGACTTAGCGATAATGGTATCTACATCATCGACGGAAAAGGCGAAGGTACGATTACAGCTAATATTACTGGATTAGAACAAGCAGGAACCCCAGTATATGCAAATAATCAAGTTAAATTAATTCAACACGGAAAACAACAACCACAAGTAGCTTTGACAGTATTGAATATGAATAATGATGTTTTGAACAAGATTAAAGGTTATGTTTCTGATGGTAAAGGCGGATACGTTTTATCTTCTGGAGACAAACCTAACGTAGCTTTATTGTTATGTTCTGAAGATGTTGATGGGACTTTAATTTATGAAGGCTTTTCTCATGGTGAAGTTACTGAAACTGGACGTAACCACGGAACAGATAATAATAACTTAACTAGAGCTGATGCAACATTAACTTTCCAAGCATTAGAACCATTAAAAGCAGATATTTTCATGGATGATAAAGGAGTTCAACAACCTTATAAAGTTTGGGCAGACGATGAACCCGAATTTGACCTAAATCTAATGTATAAAGAAGTATTTGGCGGATTTTCTGATGTACAAAGTTTACGCATTCCTAAGAAGTTCAAAACAACTACAGTTACACAAACAAGCGCTAGCCCTACTTCAGTAACTGCACAATAAAATCAACAGAGACGATTAATATGAGGCGAATAAAGAAGGGAACAAAGAAATGTCAATTAGAATTAATACTAAGCCGTTAGGATTAAAGAAACCTATTTTTGTTGAACAAAGTATCAAAAATGTAAAGCTTGCTAATGAAATGATGAATAAAATGCTTAAATTAGGTATTGAGCAAGAAAAAGTAGCGGCAATCAATTTTGATGAATTAGAAGAAAAAGAAACAACTGAAAAAATATTGGAAATTAATACTTTAGAAGCAAGCTACATTGATGATGCATTTGTTTTTTTGCAAAATATCCTTAAGTTATCTAGCAAAGAAAAAGAACTTGCTGAAAGTACTTTAACGATGGAAAAATTAGGAGAATACCTAAATTATGTAGTAATGAGAGTTAAAGGAATTGAAGGAAAGCCAGAAGCAATATCAGAAAAAGATCCAAAAAAAGATTAAGGCTGTTATCCGATGAATATTACAAAAATAAGGATGAACAAGCCGATTTATTATTTTTACAAAAAACATTACTATTAGAATCCGGTATACCAGTATCAGTTAGTGATAAAGAAGATTTTCAATTATTAGTTGAAGTAATAAATGCTAAAGCTAAAGAAGACAGAGAAGTTTCACCAAGAGAAATGTTGAGACGTTTTAGAGGACAATAATATTTCGTGTTATAATTAGGTTACTTAGCATACATGAGGTGGTTAATTTGACGAAAACTGATGTAACGCGAAAAGATATCCGATATTTTATTTTTCACAAGCATTTTAGGTGCGGTAATGTTTATTTCAACGATAAATTACAGAAAATTTTGATTGTAAGTTTCTTTTTGAAAAATTGTAAAATGTACGGTTATAGCGATTTAAAATACGGAAGAATTTATCTTAATGAACAATCCAGAAAGATTTATCATACCAGAGGACTTAGCAGCGTTCCGGAAGAAGAAAAATATTACTATAATCCTCAAATGGTACTAGAATTTAGAGATGGTTTTACTTACGAAGAAATCATCAGGCATGGAAAAACTTTAAAAGAAAGTGTAGCTGGATTAAGTTTACAATATAAGAATGTTGATTTTGGAAGTAAGATGACTGAAATCAGCGAGCAAAATGGGGATTTATAAAAGTCAGTTTTGAACTGGCTTTTTTTATTTTGGAGGAAAGGAGGTTAATTTATCAGTGAAAGTACAAAATGAAATGGCCACTAAAATAACCCTAGATACAATTGAAGCGGCTAGCAGTTTAAAGAGTTTCACATCTGGAATATCAGCATTAACTAATGGATGGAAAGCAAGCGAAGCAGCACATAAAGCGGTTGGAGATAGTTTAGGAGCTTTAAAAGCTAAATTTGATGGCATTGGAAATGTTATTGAAGTACAAAAGCAAAAAATAGAAGAGTTAAAAAGTCGTCAAGAAGGGCTAGATAGAACTAATAAATCTCAAGCTGAAACTTGGCTAAAATTAGAAAAAGATATTCAAACGGCTACTAGACAATTAACAAGCTATGAAGCTCAACAGGAAAAAGCTAAATCATCAATGGAATATTACACATCTGGTTTAGCTGATTTACAAAAAGGATATCGAAATACACAAGCTTTATCTAAAAGTTATGCTGAAAGATTGCAGGCAGAAGGTAAAGCATTAGACGCTAAAAAAGTACAGTTAAGCGGGGTTAAGAACTCACTAACTAATTTAAGCAAGCAGTACCAACTGCAGGAAAAAGAGCTACAGTCTATTGCTGAAAAATCAGGGATGACAAGTGAAGCTTACATGAAACAGCAAATTAGGCTAAATGAAACTGCCACAGCAATGGCAAAAGCTAAATCATCAATAGGGCAATTAAATGCAGAAATGAAAGTACTAAATCCAGGTGTATTTACCAGGATGAAAAATAAAGCTAATGAACTAAACGGAAGAATGGGCAAATTAAAAGAATCTGTCCTATCTTTTAAAGGATTAGTTGGGGTAAATCTTATTTCTAATGCGGTTACTAGTGGATTTACGCTTTTGACTTCTCAAATGAAAGGTATTATTTCTACAGGTATTCAAGTATCAAAAACTGCTGGAGCAATGAAGAAACGTTGGGAGAATTTAGGTGCAAGTGCTAATGATATAAAACAGTTAACAAATACGTTATCTGATTTAAAGACAAATTCGAACTTGACCGCAGAAGCAGTAAATAAAATGCAAACTAACTTTTATGGAATAACTGGATCTGTGGAAAAGACAAACACTTTAAGTAAAGGTATTGCTAGCTTATCTTTACAATTAAAGTTATCTCAAGACCAGGCAAATAATTTTGCTACAGGGTTAGGTAAAATTGAAGCTTCAGGGAAAGTTACTAGGAGTTCTTTACAAAAATTAGAAAAACAAGCTCCTGGGTTAACTACAGCTCTACAAAAGGCATCTGGTAAAAGCAAAGAAGCATTTGATACATTACTTGATTCGGGAAAAATGACAAGCAACCAATTTAATGACATCTTGGAAAAAGCTTCAGAAGATTATAAGAAAAACAGTAAGGCATTTGGCGAAACTTCTGGTGGAGCATTGAAGAAAATGCAAGAAAACTGGAAGAGTACACAAGCAAAACTGGCTGAACCATTAGTGAAAGTTCAAGCTACTGGACTAAATGAATTAAATAAAGCTTTAGATGATAAAGAAACGCAAAAAGGAATTCAACAAGTTGGTAAATATATTGCACAAGTTGCAGTACAATCGGCAAAGTTTATTGCGTATTTAGCTAAACACCAAAGTACAGTTAAATCTTTTGTTAAAGTAATAGGCTCGATGGTTATTTTGGTAAAAGTTACAGGGTGGATAAAGCAATTTGTGGCAGCAGCTGCAAGTGTAGCCGGAGCGCTAGGGCCTTGGGGATTAGCAATTACCGGTATCACGTTAGCTTTAACGTATTTGTATACACATAGCGACAAATTCAAAAAGTTTGTCAATAGATTAGTTAAGGCTGCTAAAGAAGCATTCAATAGTCTAATCAAGTTCTTTAAAAACTTACCTAAAAATATATCTAAAATCTGGAAATCAATTACTGGATTCTTCAGTAAAGGATGGAACAACTTAAAGAAAGGAGCATCCAAGGGAGTAAAAAATATTAGCAAAGGTTGGGATAATCTTAAAAAAAATGCAGCTAAAGCTAATAAGCGTATGTGGGATGACACGAAAAAAAGATATTCTGATGGTTGGAATAATCTAAAAAAGAATGCTAGCAGCGCTAAAAATAATATCGTCAAAACATGGGATAATCTCCATAATCAAACTTTAAAAACGGCGAAAAAATTTACCAAAGATCATCCTAAAGAATTCAAGGAAGGTTATGACACTGTTCAATCTTATACTAAAACTTGGAAAGATTTTGTTAGTGGGCATTGGGATAAATTAGGTGATGATGTTAAAAATACAGCAAAAAACTTAAAAAAATGGGTTAAAGATATCTTCAAGGAAATGTATGACTGGTTGAACGAAAAGACCGGTGGCAGACTTAATGATATGGTAAAAACATTTCAAGATAAATTTGGTTCACTAAAAGATGTTATTCACTCAGCAATTAGAGGCGTTAAACAAAAAGCTGCTGATTTAGTTAATGGTGTTATTAAACCATTCAATGATATGTTATCAGGTTTAAAAAATGGAATTAACTGGGTATTAGAAAAGGTTGGAGCACCTAAAATTACTGCTAGTTGGGCAATTCCAACAGTATCCTATGCTAAAGGTACACCTAATGTACAAGGTTTAAGTGGAACTCATCAAGGTGGTTTAGCTTTAGTTAATGATGGTGTAGGAGAACATTATAGAGAAATGTTTAGACTGCCTAATGGAAAAGTAGGTATTTTTCCTAATCAGCGTAATATGGTGGTTCCATTGCCTAAAGGCTCAAGTGTTTTAAATGGTGAAGATACTTATAAATTAACTACAATGTTAGGTATTCCAGCATATGCTAATGGTATTGGTAAATTCTTTAAAGGTGTTTGGAATAGTGCTGTTGATTTAGTTGATGAAGCAGAAGATATTTTGAAAAAGCCAGCAGAATTTTTAAAAGAAGTCTTTGAAAAACATATTGGTAATTTATCAGCTAAAGGCTTAGCTGGCGATATTATTACTAACTTTTCTAATAAATTAGCAAGTCTAGCAGTTGGCTGGGTAAAGAAATTATTTGAAGATTTTGGAGCTGGTGGCGATGGAAATAGTCCTGCTGGTAGAATGGCTAAATCTGAATTTGCCAAGATAGCTAAACACGCTGCTAGATTGATGCATCAAAAACTTAGTGAACGTGATATAGAGCATTTGTACTATCAAGCATCAACTGAATCTAGTGTAGATCCTGCTCAAAATGGTGGTTATGACGATCATGACGGAACAGGTTTACCAATTGGATTATTCCAATATAAACTTGGCACTTGGAGAAGTTGGGCGGTTCCAGGACATGCAAATATTCATTCTGCTTTAGACCAAATTATGGCAGTTTTAAATGATAGCAATTGGAGAAATGATTTTCCCCCAATTGGAGTAAAGAGAGGTTGGGGGCCTTCAGGTCATAGAATGATGGCTTATGGTGGAAGAATTGATACAAATCAATTAATCGAAGTTGCTGAAAATAATAAGCCAGAGTATATTATTCCAACTGATCCAGCTAAAAGGCCTAGAGCATGGCAGCTTATGCATGAATTAACCTCTGAATTTACTAATCAAGAACCACAACGCATAAATGTATCAGATAATAGAGATCTAAAAGAATTAAATGATAAGTTTGATTCACTATTAGCTATGTTCAGTCAATTATTAGGATTAAACAATCAACAAATTAAAGCTATTCGTGAGAGTGGATTTGATAAAATAAAACAGTATCAGCAACAAGCATTAGATCAAAGATTAGCTGATTATCAAGGTTATTAGGAGGCATAAATTATGGAAAATAATTTTTATATTAAGTATGGAAATAATCCAGAATTTAGTTTAAAAGATATTACTTCTAACTTAACCTTGTTAAAACTAGATGAAAACCCATCAATTTCAAATGTGTATCAAAATAACGTTATGCAAGATGGTGAAATGTGGAATTACACAACTTACCAACCTACAACGGTAAGCTGTACATTTTTATTATGGTTTTCAACATGGCAAGATTACTTGTTAGCAAAACATGATATAATGCAAGCTTTTATGCAAAAAGAGCTATTTAGAATTAGAACTGATATTGATAAACATCTAGTAAGGTATGTTAGAACAGCACCTTTTACGATAGCTCCTAATGAAGACGGTTCACATTGGGCAACATTCACAGTAGCGTTTGAAAATCCTAGTGGCGTTAAATATAGCTATTTAAGGTCAGACCAAATTTCTCAATCTAATGGTTGGGGATATGGATTGAATTTAGCTGACGTTTCAAATTTAAACTATCATTTCAATAATCAAACGAGTTTTAGAATATTTAACGCTAGTGATATTGCAGTAGATCCATATTTTCAAAAGCATGATTTGAAGATAACAATTAAATCTGTAAATGGTGGACTAACGGTTAAAAATACGACAAATGAAACAAGTTGGACGTTCAAAGGGTCATTAAATAGTAATAATACAGTAGTTTTGGACGGTATTAATACTTATAGAAATAATAATTATGATTCAATGGAAACTGATTTTGGATATATCAAACTAGAAAAAGGTTGGAACGAAATAACACTTGATAAAGTAGCAGATATAACATTTTCATTTCCATTTATCTATACATTCTAAAGGTGGTGGAAGTAGTTGAATGAAAGAATAGTTAAATTTAAACCTAGAAATCAAGATAAGATTTTTATTTTGAATAATATCTTATGGAATAGTTTTAACATTCAGTGGGCTGAAAATGATACCTATCAACTATCCTTTACAGTGTACGATGATGGTTCAGACTTGTTTAAGATAATTACAGTAGAGTCTAGCATATTTTTTGACGGGCAAGAATATATTATTAAAACACTTGCAGTAGATTATGCTGCAGGAGTATCAATTATACAAATAACGGCGATACATGTATCTAATGAATTAGCTAATTTTTGGAAGTATGAAGTCAATGGTGGCGAAAAGACGTACACAGTTAATGATGTATTAGCATTTTATCTTAATGAAAATAACAAGGGTTTTTCGTATCAAGTTATTGGCGATTTTGATAAGCAACAAATAACTGATTTAGGAAATACTAACGGTAAAGATATGATATCTAAGATTTTATCTATTTGGGAAAATGCCATTTTTTATCCAGATAATAGAAATATACGAATTTATAACAAGAAAGATTTTTATCAAAATAAAGGTAAGAGATTAGACTACCTGCACGATACAAGTGAAGTTCAGTTAAATATTGATTCAACCGGAATTATTAACAAGATTAGAGCAATAGGGACTGAACATGAAGTTACAACCACCACAGAAATCACAGTTACTGATGGTAGTAGTTGGGGTTGGCCTTTTCCAGACGTAGGTGAAGGGAACTTTATGGGAAGTCAATTATTCGGTGTTAATGCAGGTGGTGAATTTAGACCTAATGGATTCCATGACGGTTTAGATTTTGGCTCAGTAGATCACCCAGGAAGTGAAGTTCATGCAGTACATGGTGGAAAAGTTACAATCAAGTCCTATATGGGTGGGCTTGGAAATTATGTTGTTATTTTTGGTGGAGGGTACAATGTTATTTATCAAGAGGCGTTTTCAAGTGCTAGTAAAATAACAGTTAATGTGGGAGATACTGTAAAAACAGGTGATGTAATAGGTTATCGTGATACAGATCATTTACATGTTGGGGTAACACGTCAAGACTTCAATGTTGCAGTTGGAAAATCTTTTACTAATGACGGGACTTGGTTAAATCCATTAGATTTAATTAAAAGTGGTGGTTCTACTACTCATACTGAAACAAAAGAAGAAACTCATACAGAAAAGTATTTTGATGATTTTATAGTTGAAGATAAAGATTCTATTGCAAAATGGGGAGAACATCCAGCGGCAGATATGTCAGATGACAGATTCCATGATAAAAATGCGATGGAAGTTTACGTTAGAAGTAAGTTTCAACTAGAACCATTAATATCAGGTACTGCTAATGAATCTAGTAATATTAAGCCTGATACAGGTGAGATTAGAAGATTAGAAGTAAAGACAGTTAAATTAGTTACAGAGGTAATGATAGTTGGATTTACATGGTATCCATTTGATCCAACGCAGCAAACACAACTAACATTGAATAATCTGCCTTATTCAATTCTTAGAAATAATACTAATATTCTTCAAAAAATGAATGAAATCAGTACAAGTGTTACTAAAACTATTACAAAATTAAATGGTGGAAATACGCAAGAACTAGAAGAGAAATTAAAAGAATACATTGACAATAAACTCAACAACAATACTCCAACAACTCCAGATATACCTAAACCACAACATATTGGCAAGATTATTGACGTTTCAGAGTGGCAAGGTGTAATTGATTGGAATAAGGTAATTGCTGATGATGTTACTTTAAGCATTATCAGAGTTCAACATGGCTCAGCTCACCAAGATTTGAAGTACATGGAGAATTTGCAACAATGTATTTCAGCTGGCGGAAAGTATGCAGTATATGCATATTTTGCTGCTACATCTACATCAGACGCTCAACAAGAAGCTAGAGATTTTTATAATCGAACTCAAAAGGTTGTCGCAGGTAAGCAACAGCCTATTTTTTACGCAATTGATGTTGAGAGCATTGAGATGAGTGGAGATATTACCCAAATGAGAGCTGGGGTAGAGGCTTATATGTCGCAACTCAATACTTTAGGTGTTCCAGATAATAAGATAGTTCTGTATATTGCTAATCACTTATACGATAAATTCAATCTGAATGTAGCCCGTCCTGGAGCAATCTGGATACCAAGTTACGGACAAAATGATGGAACATTGGCTAATAGTTTGAAACCTACACATCCATATGACTTACATCAATATACAAGCAAGGGTAGCGTAAATGGTATTACTGGAAATGTAGATATGAGTGCAGAACCAAGTGAGAGATTTAAGGAGTTGATATTTAGTGCTTAGTTGGAACGGTGATATACATGAATTCTATTTTGATAACTATACGATCCACATTCAAAAGAAACTAGGAACAAAGAAATTTTAAAGCAATTTAAAGATATAAATACAAGATTGGATAGCATTGAAAAAACTGGAAAAGAAGAAGGTGGTAGTGATGGAACATCTGAACCTTGATGATATTGGTTTGACTGATAGAGTTCAGTATAACGCAGCAGTTGCTAATTTTAATCAAATTCAGCGTACTGTTAATAGCAATACTGATGAGATTAAGAGTGAATTAGATAGCAAAGCTAATTTGCATGATATTAATGATAAAATAGACGCTTTAAATGAAGATTGGAAGGCAAGGCTAAAGCGTGTAACTTTAGGTACTGATGAAGAAACGATTGAGAATATAGTGACGAAAATTTTAATTGAGAAAGGAGTAATCTAATGGCTCAAATATTGAAATATGTGATTGGTAAAGATTACAGACCTTTGACTGTTTTAGAGGCTAAGGGTGGTAATACTTTTACGCCTGACTATGATAAATCTAACTGGGTGCAAGCACGTCAGTATGAGGACAGTTTGAGACAAGTTTTTGTTGAGATTACCAACGAAGACGGTTCTGCCTATGATTTAACAGGAGCTAATGTCCTATTTGAAGGTATTTTGCCAGACAACGAACACAAGATTTTGGATAACTCTCATGCTGTATTTTATGAAGATCCAACAACTGGTAAGTTCCGTTTTGATATGCCAGCACAATCTTTTAGCGTAGCCGGGCAGTATAAACAAGCATTTTTCCGGGTGATGAAAGATTATCGTAATATTGCCACACTTGAATTTAAGTTTGAAGTACTGGCTGATATGGTTGTTACTGGCTTAGTTCCTAGAGATTATATCAGCCCGTTAGATGACTTGTTTAACACAATCAAGGAAACTGAAACTAAAAATGTAGCTGAATTGAAGAAGATTGTTGATGATAAGGTTGCGGAAATTACTAACTTGATGACTACCTTAAATCAAACTAATACAGCTACTTTGAGTGAGTTGAATAGTGCTAAAACAGCATTAGGGACTTTAGAAGATAAGATTAAACAAGATGGGATTTTCACTCAAGGTGAGGCAGAAGAATTTAAGAAATCAATTTTGATAAAAATGGTAACAGCTGACAGCCTGGAGGAATTACTTTACGGATACAAAATCACAATCGTACACAATCAAAAAGACTATCCTAAACCAACAGTTTTCTACTATGAAAATGCGATTGGTACTGAAATCGGCGGTTTAGGTGCTGGGTCATTTGGTGAAACGTTAACCAAGTTAGTTCCTTGTGAGGCAGAATATACGGATAATAATTCAATCGTTGTCCGTATACCACGTAATTTCTACATGGATACTAAACCATACTACAAATATGGAGATTGGTATTTAGGGAGTGGCAATAAAACAATTAAGATTAGTCTGGGTAATATTGATGATAGTGCTGCTAAAGCTGGAGATGGTAAAGGCAGCAGTCATTTATAGTACAGGCTATTTTAATTATCCAACAGCTCTAAGTGATTTAAGGGCTATTTATTTTAACAATAAAGAAAGAAGGAATAGTAATGGCAATAAATTTTGAACCTATTTTTTCTGAAATGCAAAGCGGACCAGAAAAAATTAAAGAAAACTTTGATAAAGTTAAAACTATTGATGATGGAGTAACAGCTTTAAACCAAAAAGATACAGCTAATTTTAAAATTGGTAAATTTATTGGTGGTGGAGCTAGTGGTAACGTAAGCCTAAACGGTGTAGGGCAAGGAATGCATATAGTTGGTTTATGGGACCAAATGTCAGATAGTTCATGGCCAAAATCTTTACAAAATAGAAAATCATTTTGGGGATCGTTAATACAGTGCGGAGATGAGAGTGGAAATATTGCTACACAAATATTAATTTTAGCAAACTTTGGTTCTATTTATTTTAGATCTTATGTAGATCATACTTGGAAAGAATGGACCAGAATTGATGGACAAAGAGACCAATAGAGGAGGGAAACAGATGTTAATTTTTATTTACGATAAAGAAACAAAAAGATATATGTATCCAGTAAGTGATTATCCAGATAATTATGATTTACCAGCTAACGCTACAACAGTAAAACCGGTAGATAGTAATGGTGTTGGCTTGTATGATCCAACTTGGAACAAAAACACAAATTCTTGGGATAGTTTGACGGAAGAAGAATGGAAGGGAAAATACACCATTCCAGAAGTTAAACCAGTTCCAACTCAAGAAGAACAAGCTGCAGCACAACAAATGTTAGCAGTAGCTGACTTACAAGGAAAAGTTGTTACTCTAACTTCAACAGTGGATAAATTAAGTAAATCTAATAACGAACTAAACGCAACTTTGGCACAAATTATGTTACAAAACGCAACTAATGCAAAAAATGGAGGTAAATAAAATGAGATATAGCTATGATATTGTAAAACGTTTCTATGATTTAGGATTATTCACAAAGGAAAATGTGCAACTTTTTGTTAGAGTAAACTATTTTACACAAGAAGATTACTATAAGATGTTTCCAGAAGATAAGTCTGCTGAAACAACTACATCAACACAACCAACAGTAGCTCCAACAGCTTAAAATAACGAAAGGGTGGGTGGGTAGGAATAGTACAGCGAAAGCAGGTGAGTATATGTGCATTCATTATTAGGATATTCGTGGGCGGAGATAGCGTCGATACTAGCGGTAATTTCCGTCCTTTTTAGTGGAATTTATTGGCTGATTAGACATGGTGCTAAGGTTCTTAACAATGCGATTAGTGCGGGAACTTTCCCATTGCAACAACAATTCAAGGAATTAACCAATACAATCAAACAACTTAACGGAAATTTTGAAGAAGAACATAAAAATTTAAAAAGATTAGAGCATGAAGTAGAACAACACGATAAAGCTATCATTCTTCATGAAGAAAAAATTAAACGGTTGGAGGAGAGAAAATGAAAAAAGTATTATTCGATAAAGACGGTAAGTTAAATCGTAAGACAGTAACATCATTAGTAGTATTGTTACTAGTATTGCTTCAGCAATTATGTGCAATTTTTGGGCTTAAATTTACAGGAGATACGGGACAAATCATGAACCTTGTAAATACAGTTTTAACTATTGGCGGTATTTTAGGTTTAGTTGACGGAACAACAGTTGATGTTGATACAGTCAATACGATTGAACAAACAGCAAATAAAGCTTTAAAACTTGCGAAAATAAGCAATGATACTCCTAAATCTTTAGCAGAAACGATTGATAAGGATGGTAATGTAAAATAGGAGGTAGTATCGTGAAGAAAAAGAAAATATTAATTACTTTAGCAACGTGTGCAGCGTTGCTTTTTTCTGTGCAGTTAAACACTCCAAGTGTTCAAGCAGCTAGAGGAGAACATGGCGTTGATGCAGCTATTTTCCAAGGAGCAAGCGGTAAATGGGGTTACGCCAGAGATAAATTTATGATATCTCAAATTGGTGGTACCACAACTGGCTGGAATCTATACGACCAATGGACTTATTCAACACAAGTATCTAGCACAATCGCACAAGGTAAAAGAGCTCATACATATATCTGGTGGCAGAATGTAACTTCAAATAGTCAAGCAGATTATGTATTAAATTATTTCTTACCAAAAATTCAAACTCCCAAAGGCTCAATTGTGGCTTTAGACGTTGAATCTGGTTATCAGAACACACAAGCGATTGCTCATGCTATTCAACGAATCAAAGACGCTGGATATACACCAATGGTTTATGGATACAAGAATTACTTAGTTAATAATACTGATTTGAGCTATCTATCTACCTTATGTCAATTGTGGTTAGCTGAATATCCAAATTATGCAGTGACACCAGAACCAAACTATAATTACTTTCCATCATTTCCCAATATTGGTATCTTTCAATTTACATCAACATATATTGCTGGTGGGTTAGATGGAAATATTGATTTAACTGGTATTACTGATAATGGTTATAAGGATGGTAATCCAGAGAAGCCTAAATCATATACTCCTGCAGTAGATGCGGGTATTAAGGCTGATAATACACCTAAACATGATATTACAGTAGGATACACAGTTAAAGTAAATTATTCTGCTAGTCGTTGGGCTACAGGAGAAGGTATACCAAGTTTTATCAAGGGTAACTCTTATAAGGTTATTCAAGTATCTGGTAATAGAGTGTTGCTAGACGGTGTTATGTCATGGATTAACAAGTCTGATGTTGAAATTCTACAAACAACAACTCCAATTCAATCTAACAATACTAGTTACTATACTGTAAGATACGGAGATACTTTAAGCGGAATTGCCTATAAATATGGAGTAAATGTATATACTCTAGCCCGTAATAATGGTATCAGTAACATTAACTGGATCTATCCAGGACAACGATTAAAGATTACAGGGAATGTATCTAATCAACGAACATACACAGTACGTTACGGCGATACTTTATCTGGTATTGCTTATCGTTATGGTGTAAACGCGTATACACTAGCCCGTAACAATGGTATTAGTAATATTAATTGGATTTATCCAGGACAAAGGTTGAATATCTAG